GAATGGTACATCTTTCTCAAATGAGTATGGAATTTGTGAAAACTCCTGAAGATATTGTTGAACTTGGAAAAGAAGTAAAAGTCCGCGTGATGGAAATAGATGAAATCGCCGTCGTCACGGATTGCTACATGACGGTGATGCTCTCCAGCGAGGCTATATCGTACATCCGTCATTCCCACCATTGGGACTACAAGGAAGATTTGCAGATTTGGGTGAACAGACTGATGATTCCAGATGGCCGATACGTCTACGTCCATTAAGTGCTACGCCACATCTCCAACGCACGATAATGACCAAGGCTTCCGACATTCAAGAACAATCATGGCCGCCTTCGCCGAAGGGTGCAAGGGCCAAGTGGTCCCTCCCACCAAGCTGTTCGATGGCCCGGCTGCGTTATACGGCATCCTCCGGGGAACGGGTGAAATCATACGGCATTGCGAATGGGTAGGGAGAGATTACTACTACATCGACCACGGCTACCTGAAACCAGGACATTATGACGGATACTACAGGGTCACGAAAAACGCCCGCCAGGCTGATATTCCAGACCCCCGTGAATTTGTCTATCCTGCGGACAGGCTTAAAAAGGTGGGAGTTGATGTTCGTCCCTGGAAAAGGACTGGAAGAAATGTCCTCGTCATCCCCGTCACCGGAGCCGTTGGCGAGTTCTACGGCATCAACCCCGACCAATGGCTCAGGGTCGTTACCGACGAAATAACGAGTCATACGGCCAGGCCGATAGAGGTCAAGCACAAGGGCATCGGGGCCATTGACGAAGCCATGAAGGATACGTGGTGCGTCGTCACGCATTCATCGAATTCAGCGGTCGATGCCCTGATAAACGGCGTCCCCGTCATAACGTTGGGCGAATCCGCCTGCGAGACGATGAGCTGGGAGTTCAAGGACATCGAACATCCGTGGTGGCCCGAGCGGGAACTTTGGCTTCAGGCACTGGCCTACAGCCAATTTACATTGAGCGAGATGAGAAATGGAATTGCATGGAAAATCCTCAATCATGAACGAGGTTCTGTATCCCAATAGGTGCTTGGAGTGCCTGCATCTGTTGGATGAAAACTACGGCAACGTGAAATCCAGCCAATGCCAGGAATGCATCAGGCTGGCCCCCTATGGAATTTACCTGACGCCGGCCGGAGAAATGAAACTGGCATGAGAATCTACATCGGCTATGACAGCCGCGAACACGCAGCCTATGAAGTCTGCAAGCACACACTGGAAAAACATTCTTCCGTTCCCCTCGATATAGTCCCGCTTAAGCAAACGCCCCTGAGACGTGCCGGGCTTTACCGCAGGGCCGGAGTAGACGGGGTAGACGTATTCGACGGCAAGCCGTTTGCGACTGAATTCAGCTTCACGCGGTTTCTTGTTCCGGCCCTTAACTTGTATGAAGGCTGGGCGATGTTCGTGGACTGCGATTTCCTGTTCAGGTCGGACGTGAAGGAACTCTTCGACCTCAAGGACGACAGGTATCCGGTGATGTGCGTCCACCACGACTACAGACCGGTTGCGGGCAAGAAGATGGACGGGCAGAGGCAGGAACCGTACAACATGAAAAACTGGTCATCCTTGGTCCTGTGGAATTGTTCCCACGTCGCTCATCAAAACCTGACCGTGGATGACGTAAACACCAAGCCCGGAGGATGGCTCCATGCATTCGCGTGGGTGGATAACTGGATTGTCGGACAGATACCTGAAGAATGGAACTGGCTCGTCGGCGCAAGCCCGACTACTTCCGCAGGAATCGGGAAATCGCCAAAAGCCCTTCATTTTACGCTGGGCGGGCCGTGGCTCCAAGGCTGCCAGGAAGTTCCTTACGCGGAAGAGTGGTTGAGCGCGCTCTCGGAGTGCAATGGTTGAAACTCATGGGCCGGATGTGGATACCGGACTACGACGAGCACTTCCTCTATCCCGATAAGCCGATCTACCAAAAAAGCTCGTTCAAGGCCGCGATGAAGCACGTCAGGAAGTTCGATTGCGCCGTTGATATAGGCGCCCATATCGGCTTCTTCTCGCTCTACATGTCGGAGAGGTTCAAGCGCGTAGACGCTTTCGAGCCGCATCCGGATAACTTCGAGTGCCTGCAAAAGAACGTCCCCGAAAATGTCACCTGCTGGAATCATGGAATAGCAGAGCGCGACATGCTTGGGAACCTGACCACTCCAGCGGATTACAATTCCGGGGCCTGGGAGTTCATGGAAGATAGTTTTGGGACAACCGTGATGATGCAACTTGGCGCCGCCCTGGCGCCTGACTTTATCAAGATCGATGTCCAGGGATCGGAGAAACGTGCCCTGATGGGGTGCAAGGAAGTCATCGAAAGAGACAGGCCGGTTCTTCTGGTCGAGTGCAAAAGAGGCGATGCGGCCTTCAATTACCTGAAATCCATTTGTTATCGAGTTGCTGAACGCACCGGAAATAACATGACGTGGGTGCATGAATGAAAATATCCGTCCGTGGCGGTGGAATGTATGGCTGCGTGATAGCCCAGGTTCTCCAAGCCAGGGGGTATGATGTTACGGTTTACGAAACAGCTTCCGATATTCTCATGGGGGCCAGTTTCAGGAACTTCAGAAGGCTGCACGCGGGGTTTCACTACCCCAAGAATCTAGAACTGGCCAAGGAATGCTCTCAAGCCCACAACCGTTTCGTCATGCGGTATGGCGAGTTCTGCAAGAAGATGCCGACGCACTACTGGATTGCCGAGGACTCGGATGTATCCTGGCGACGGTATCGGGACTTCGTGGCAAAACTTGGGCGGAATTACAAAGAAATATGGCCATACGATGTCAAGAACGTGACGGATGGGATAGAGTGCGAGGAAACCGTTTATGACGTGGTCGGGCTCAGGCGGTATTTCAAGAATACGCTTAAAGTGGCTCATCGTCAGGTGCCTGCCGATACGTTTGTCGTTGATTGCACTTATACTGCGTCTCCGGCTGCACAAGGCATGGACTTCAAGGACTCCGTTGTTCTCCATATTGAGGCTCGCCTGCCCCCGGTGGCGCAAACAGTCCTATATGGGCCGTTTTGCGGTTACATCCCGGCTGAAGAGGGCGGATTTTTATTCTATCACGCCATCTTGAACGAGCCGGCTGAGATGTTGAAAGCCGGGGCTGCGTTCTTTCCCCAATTGAGCGGGGCGAGGGTGATTGGAGTAAGGCCGTGCCGTCATGTGAGAAAGGACGGCGATGACAGATCGTATACTTTGGTGAGGAATGAACGAGAAATCCACGTCGTCGGAGGAAAAATCGCGCAGTCTATTAGCTGTGCATTTGAAGTTGGCGAAACGCTACAAAATCTCGGTATTGTGCCCGACTCGTGGCCGCCCGCAGAGCGCGTCCAGGCTGGCGGAGAGCGTAAGAAAGACCTGTCTCGGTAACGTCTCCATCCTGTTCTACTGCGACGACGACGACCCCACGGAAAAGGATTACGAAGTCCCCCATGTAGTGGGGCCTGATTTCATGTTCGCCATGAAATGCCATCTTCTCGCCCAGGTCTGCGACGGCGATATCCTGATGATGTGCGGGGACGACGCCGTGTTCAAGACGCCGAGTTGGGACAGCGCCCTGAGAACATGTAATCTGAAATGGCCGGACGGCATCTGGTGCGCTTCGTGTTGGGACGGCACGCCGGGGAAGCGAAACAAGGACGGAACCCATAAGATCACGCACCCCCACCCGGCGATTGGCAGGAAGGCGTTTGAAGTCCTTGGTTATGTCGCCAATCCGATGTTCACGCATTTCTGCACCGATCCCTGGTTGACTTCGATGTTCCAGGAAATAGGCAGGTTCAAGTATTTCAAGGATGTCGAGGTCGCGCATCTTAGGACCGGGATTATCGTTGGACAGGATGCCGACGACACCTACGCCCGCCTTAGACCTGGAGGGAGACACTTGATTTCCCAGAGGGACAGGACGGTGAAGGAACTGTTCGAGAGATACAGGAAAACTGATGTCGAGCTTTTGAAAAGAGCAATTGAGGAGCAGAAAAATGAAACCAACAATTAGAGCTATAAACGAGAGCGCTTTGCGTTGTGTTGCTACAAGTAATGAGATTATGAGAATAGCCCAAGACATGATTCATGCCGCTGAAGATTACCCAGAACACAAGAAAAAGATTAATGATTGGTCCACTATACTGATGAGTGCTGCGGCGAGCATAACGCTTAGTAATGTCTCTATCGTGGCTCAATTGGCTGGTCTTGCGGACGGTGAGTTGATAATTACAAGTGAAAAAGGCCATTGATGAATGTTCAATAATCTAGCCGGTCAAGCCGTTCTCCGCATCTGCAAGGCACTACCAGAGAAGCCAACCGTGATCGAGTTCGGCAGCCAGACCCTTGGTTTCAGGATCAAGGACTGGCCTGAGGTCAACACTGTTCCTGGGTTCTACAGGCAACTCGGATTCGAGAAATACGAAGCCATAGACCTTGATGGCAACGGGACGATAAAGGAAAACCTGAACAACCTTGTGTTTGAAAAGCACAAGACAAAGTATGACCTGGTGACGAACAACGGAACCGGGGAACATATCTTCGACGCCGCCGCCGTGTTCATCAACGCTCATGAATTATGCAAGGTCGGCGGGGTGATGCTCCACGTCATGCCGTGGATCAACTGGCAGAATCACGGCTTCTACAACTTCAACCCCATCCTGTTCTCCGACATGGCGAAAGCCAACGCCTATGAAATCCTGATGATCTACGCCGGGGACAGGGACGGGAACATAACCCATAAAGACATTCCCGACCACGAAATCAAGAAGCCGGAACCGACGGACAAGAACATCGCCATCGTTGTCGCATTGAGAAAGACGAAAGACGGCATGTTCAACGTCCCCCAACAGGGCAAATACTTTGAAGTGGGCCGGGAGCCGATGCCGTCGGTTCTACATGCTTCCGTCGTCAGGCAGAGGCTTGATGTTCCGTTCCCGTGCTACGCTATGAAGTTGAGCGAGGAATACTTTGCGGCCTTGAAGGCGAACTTCCCGATTCCCGAGGATATCGCCCTCGGCAGGGGATTAAGCAACAACATCCTGCTTCAGCGGGGCGCGAAGGAAGTCCTTGGAGACGAATCAACTTCATCGTTCTGGCGGGAATTTTTCGAGATACATACATCGACCCCCTTCTTGCAGGAGGTGGTCAAGCTGTTCGGTGCGGAGATCAGGCAGGACTACCCAACCCTCTCAAATCTCAAACTTGAAGCAGGGGTTAGATTCCGTGACTTTGCGCCGTTCAAATTGGACTGCCAGTTCGCGGTCAACACGCCCGTCAAAAAGACAAGCTCCGTTCGGGGCCCTCATATAGACGATCCCAAGGAACTGTTCGGTGGAATGATCTACATGGGCGGCGGTGCCCTGGAACTCTACTCATGGAAGGGCAAGCGGAAGTTCGTCGGCCGCAAGGGGATGGTAAAGCGGGCTGAATGCGCCGCCGGCAGCGTCAGGAAAGAAGCGACGATTGATTGCAACCCAGGAACCTTTGTCATGTTCTTAAACACCCTGGATGCGGTTCATGGCGTGGCCCCTAGGAAGAAGGGCGACGGATTCCGCTCATACATAAATCTGATCGGGGAAGTGGACAAGCCGCTGTTCAAGCTAAAATGAAATACTGCGCCGTTACTACTTTCTCACCTGAAGGATATGAAACATACGGGCGGAGATTTCTTGAGACATACGTCAAGCATTGGTCGATCCCGCTTTGGATTTATTGCGAAGGCAAGAAACCTGACTTCGATCACCCCCTGATTACATGGGTAAATCTTGACCTGGATAAAGACCGTGCCGCGTTCATGGGCAGGCACAATGACAATTCCAAGGACTACAGGTTCCAGATCGTCAGGTTCGCGCACAAGATTTGGGCATTGACGGACCCGAAGAGGCTGGCGGAAGTAGACACGGAAACATGGATTTGGCTGGATGCGGATATTGAAACCGTTGCCGGGGTGGATGAGAAGTTTCTGGATGAAATATGTCCAGCCAGTTTTGTGGGCTCTTATCTGGGCCGCGTTGATTGGCCTCATTCTGAGTGCGGGTTTGTGTCGTATCATCGCAAGCACGGCGGTTTCGATTTTCTGGCAAAGTTTCGGGAAATCTACAAGACCGACAAAATCCTGAAGTTCAAGGAACATCACGACTCCTTCATCTTCGACCAGATCAAGGAAGGCTGGTGGTACAACATCTCAGCCGGTGTCCGTGGAATGCACGTTTTCGACGATTGCGTTCTCGGGACCAGGATGAAGCACCACAAGGGCCCGTTGAGGAAGGCCGGGAAAGTCAAGGGCGACAAGAACTATCTCAGCAAGGCCGAGAAGAAATCATACAAGGACAAGCATTCGGGGGCGATGTTGGGTAACGAGGCCCTGATTGTCAAAACCAAAAACTGCGTGCCGGATAAGAATATCTCCGCGAACATCCACTACTTCACCACCCTTGTTGACAGGTATGTTGTCGAATGCGCCCAGGGCGATGGAACGATCATCTTCTGTTCTGGCGGGCCTTCGCTGAAGGACTACCTGCCTGAGATAAAGAAGCTCAGGAAGCGCAAGGGTCATTATGTCGTCTGCGTAAAATCGGCTCATGACTTGCTGATCGAGAACAACATAATTCCATACGCCTGCATTCTTTTGGACCCCAGGGATCATGTCGTGGATTTCATAGAAAATCCTCATCCAAAGGTTCAATACCTCGTCGCTTCGATGGTTCACCCCGTCACGATAGACAAGCTCCTGAAAGAAAACGCTCACATCTGGGGCTATCACGCTATGGTAGGTGCCGGCGAGACTGAGGTTCTGAAGCAACGCCTCGGAGGAAAGACGGCCATGCTAGGTGGGGGGTGTTCCACGGCGATGCGTGGGATTTCCGTTCTCTACACCCTGGGATTCAGGAAGTTCAAGCTTTACGGTTACGACCTCTGCTACACCGGAGAGGTCGATATGACGGAAAAGGACAACAAGGGCGAACTCAAGCACCTTGAGGTCACGGTTGAAGGCAGGAAGTTCATAACCGATGCCGAGAAAATTGCTCAGGCCCAGGATTTCACGCAGATGATGAAGGAAAGGAACATACAGTTGGAAGTATTCGGCCCCGGTTTGGTTCCTCACATCTGGAACACCAAGCGTAAAATCCTGCCCCGCTTCGAGGACGTATTCAAGAATGGCTGACAAGCAGAAAGACCTGCATCCCGAAGTCAGGAACATAGCCTCTCAATACACGTCAAAGCTCGATGATATTGCGAACCAGGTATGGGAATCCTGGAAGTCGGACAGGGAATCCCGGGGTGAGTGGGAGACCATGCACGCGCAATGGCAGAAACTCTACTACCAAAAAGACAAGCCTCTCAACCCGCCCTGGGAAGGGTCCAGCGAGGAAAGCCTGCCGCTTCTGGCCGAGGGCTGCACGCAGTTCTCATCCCGTGCGTACAAGGCGATGTTCCCGAGCCAGCAGATCGTCAAATGCGTTCCCACTGGCCAGGCAACGGCTGAGGACAAGGCCAGAGCTGAAAGAGTGGGTCGGCACATGTCCCATCAGCTTATGGTGAAGGACAAGACTTACAAGAAAAACAAGGACCGTCTCCTGCTTTCCCTGCCCCTGCATGGGCATTTCTTCACCAAGACCTATTACGACCCGACCCGGAAGATGATAATGGTCAAGAATGTCCGGGCGATGGACTTGGTGGTTCCTTACGGTGCCGGACCCAGGGATGTCGAGGAACTCTCGCGCAAGACAGAGGAAATCCACAAGCCCATGCACGAATGCAGAAGGCTTGTCGGGAAAGGGTATTTCACCGAGGAACCTGAATCTTATCGGGCCGGTGACAAGCAGCCGCAGCAGAGGGCCCAGGATGAGGTCGAGGGCATGTCTGAATCGGCCATGGACCCGGAACCTCCGGCGCTTCTCCTGGAACAGCATCTTTACTACGATTTGACGGGAGACGGCACGGCCGACCCCTACACCGTTACAGTCTGCGCCCAGTCGAAGAAGTGCATCCGTCTCAGTTTGGGCTGGGAAACCGACGACGAAGGCAAAGAGACCGACGACAGGAGACAGGTCGAATATTACACCTCCTACTCATACATGGAAAACCCGGACGGTTTCTATGGATTGGGACAGGGCCACTTGATCGGCCAGCCCAATATCTCCGTCAATAAGATGGTCCGGCAGGTCATAGACGCGGCTACGCTGGCGAATGTCGGCAATCATTCCGGGTTCATGTCGGAACAATTGACGGGTGTTTCGGGCGGTGAAATCGCCATGAAATTAGGCAAGTTCGTGAAGATTCCGGCCTCCGTTGAGGACATGAAAAATGGTATCTTCACGCCGCAGTATCCGGGTCCGTCTAACGTCCTCCCAGCAATCATCCAGCTAATAACCGGGCGGGCGGATAGATTGGCTACCATTCCCGAAGTCCTGGCCGGGCAAACGGACAAGGTGATGCAGCCGACCACAGTCATGGCGCTTATTGAACAAGCCCTGCAACCGTTCACGGCTGTTTACGAGAGGGTGGCGGAGTCCTGGACCAGAGAACTTGAGAAGGTCTACAGGCTTAATTTCAAGCACCTGGACGAGGAAGAGTATTTCTCCCTGCATGATGTAGACGGTGTTCTGAGGAACTACAGGGCCGGCAAATCAGACTACACGCCTGATTTGCAAGTCAGGCCCATTGCCGATCCGAGGATGGCGACGGAGCAGCAGAAACTCGCCAAGGCCGAGACGGTCTACAAGATCATGATGTCGAACCCGCTTGTTCTAAATTCGCCGCAGCACATCTACATCAACACTAAGAGGATGCTTGAGTCCATCGGCGCCGATAACACCGAGGAACTGCTGCCGAACCCGTCCTCGATGCTGCCGAGGGTTGACGACCCCTACCAAGAGAATTTCTTCGCCATGCAGGACACCCCGAAAATGCCGATGGTGTTCCCGGACCAGGACCATATGGGGCACATGAAGGCTCATGGCGAGATAATGGTTCATCAGCAGATCAGCGAGTTCGGCAGGCATTTGGTAGAGGAGCACATCAAAGCACATGGAAGATTATCGGATCAAGCGGTCAGAAGTCCGGGAATGGCTGAAGGACCAGCGAACGCAGGCGGTCTTGCTTCACTTGGACAAGCAGTTCCCGGAGGCGGCATGGAAGGATCAGGCCAAGAAGTTCTCGATGGAGGCCCTGTCCCTGGGGGCGTCGAGGGTGTTGGGCAACCGGGAAGTTCTGGACTACCTAATCAACCTGCCGGATAAGTTCCTTGCTGATTCGGAAGGCTGAATTATGGGATGTCCCTGCTCTATTCGATTTAGCTGAAATGTTCCATGAGGAGGCCGGGATCGGATATCCCATCCCGGAGCCATTGGCTATTCATCAAACTATTATAGAGAGCAAGCAATTTGATGCCATTTTCTGTTTCGTTGCTGAAGATAATAAAACTATTGTTGGGTTTATCGTCGGCGGAATGTCAAGGATGGCGCATTCATTTTCATATTTAGCTTCTACGTCGTTTTTCTATGTCAATCCTAAGAAGCGTGGGTCTAAGGCGGCAAAGTTGTTGTTTGATAAATATTTCCAGTGGTGTAAAGAGCACAGTGTTTCAGTTAAGACGGCTGCTCCTATAAGCGGAATCAGGACTAAACAGATGTGCAGGATGTTAGGGAAATACGGCTTCAAGAAGTCTGGATTTAGCTATGTTTGTTAGCGCCGTAGTTCTTAGTGTGATTTTCTATTTCACATTCGGCGTGTCGTATGCGTTTGCTGATCCAGGTACTATATCCGTTATTAGTGCAATTTCTCAGGCTATTGGAGTGATTTCGGGCGTAAAGGGACTATTCGCAAAGCCCCCTAAGCAACAGAGCTTTCAACAAGTCGCGCCGTCACCCATTCCAGAAAAAACTCGACCGGATGTAGGGGCGGCTGGTTTGGGAGCTATAGGCACAGATTCCCCATCTATAGGCTTCTCCGGTCTAAGTCCCATTCAAGAGGCGACGAACATCTTTACCGCCGGTGTAGGTGGGGGTGGACAGATTGATCCGCAGTTTTCAAGAGACCCGTTCGGCAATGAACAGGCCACGCGGGCGCACAACGCATTGATACAGACGCTTGAGTCAGGCGCAAGTCCTGACGCCCCGGCTATTGGTGTCGGGGCACAATACGCGAAGAAGGCCGGTTTCCCGTTGCAAGGGGAACAGACCACGCGAAGCCTCGTTAGCTCGCTGCAAGAGCTTCTAGCCCGAGGCTAGTCCACCGGGCACTGAGCCCGGTTCCTCACAGAATTTTGTCCGAGCGCCAACCAGCGCTCTTTTTGCGTTTGGAGCATAAGCATGAAGATAGAGCCACTCTTTAGCTACGTCGTTTTAGAGCGAGACAAGTTGAAGTCGAAACTTCTGATTATCCCGGACATAGCGGATAAGAGAAACGCCCCCTCTTACGGGCGCATCGTAGCCACTGGTCGGATGTGCGAGGACGACGTTAAGGCCCTGGTAGGGAAACTCGTCCTGTTCAAGCAGCACGCCGGAGCATGGGTAAAGACCCCCGACGGGGACGAATACTTTGCCCTAGAGGAGAAAGATTTACTTGGAGAGCTGTCATGAGTGAAGCGCAAGTCGAGCAAGTCGAAAAAAAGCCAGAAGTCGAAGCCATCAAGGAAGAGCGCCCGGACGAGACGACTGAATTTGTCGAAATAGACGAGAAGGTCCAGAAGCGTCTCAACCGCATCTACGGCAACATGAAGCAGTTCGAGCGCCTTTATTCGCAAAGCCTCAAGGACCAGAAGGTTCTGATGAACCGCCTGGAAACGCTTGAGGGCAAGCAGCAGGAGCAGGCCGTCGCGCAAGCGGTCGAGAATTTGAAGGCGAAGAAGGTCCAGGCCCTTGAAAACCAAGACCATAAGACAGCCGTGGAGATAGACGACCAGATCGCCCAGGTGAGGGCTGTCCCGGAGAAGAAACCGGAAGTCCAAGCCCAGGTAGAGCAGGCCCCTGAAATCCCGACAGCCGACAAGGAAGCGATCCAGGAGTGGGCGCAGGAACTGACCACGGACGGTAATTTCAGGCGACCGTGGGCGCAAGCGGGTCATCCCTACAACGCAAAGGCCACCTCGATTGGCATGGCGGTATTGGAAGACCCCGAGTTCAAGGGCAAGTCCACGGATGAAATACTCCGTGAGGTTGATCGCCTCATGGGAATCGAGGTCAAGCAACTGAAGAGGACTTCCCCGGTCCTTTCCAGTGATTCCGACATCGCCGCGAAAAAGAGCACGCAAACCAAATTAACGGCGGATCAGAAGAAGATCGCCGAGGTCTTGTTTACACATGAAACGCCCGATAAGGCGCACGCGCGTTATCTCAAAGGACTAGGAGCCTGACATGGAACCGATGGATTTAAGTGAAAAACTTGCCGCCGCGAAAAGCACCGTTCTTGAAAAAGTAGGATTCAAAAAGGGCGAACCGTTCAGGTGGCGGGACGTTGACCGGCTTGAGGTGCAGAACAGGCATCCCGGCTGGTGGTATCGGTGGATTGTCAACGAGCCGTCCAGTATCGAGAAGCGCGAGTCGCAGGGCTACGTAATCGTTAATTCAATGACCGGCATTCCCGGGGACGTGAATCCAGTCACCCCCGAGAGCAAGGACGTGTCCGGAGGAAAGCGCCTCAGAGAGCTAGTTTTGACCGCACAACCCGAAGAGCTTCGCAAAGCGCGTTACGATTATCTGCAAGAGCGTGCCGACAAGCAAACCGCCGGCTTGAAGGAAAAACTCAGTGAAGGACTTGCCAGCATTCCAAGCAAGAGCGGCAAGCCGCACGGAGGCACGGCGGACGGTAAAATCATAATCGGATAGAGGTAACAACATGGCTACTGACAACCCGAGGGGATTCGTTCCGAGCCGTCATTTGACGGGCCGGGCCGGATTCGCTCACAACCAATATCGCGTGTCGGCGAACAACCCGACCCGGATATTCGTCGGTGACCCTGTGTTTCTCAACAGCGATGGAAAGGTGCGCGTTATCGACACGTCGGCGATGTCGGCGAACGAACGCGCGTGCCTGGGTATTGTGCGCTCACTTTACAACTCTGACGGTCGCCCTCTTACCCACAACCTGCCCGCTACCGGGCAGGTAATCGCAGCGAGCACACAGGCTTTTGTCGATGTATGCGACGACCCCGATACCATCTTCCTGGTGCAGGCCGATTCGGCCATCAGCCAGGGCGATGTCGGCAACTTCGTTCGCGTCACGGCGGGACCGGCGAATACCGCCCTGGGCCGTTCCGGCTTCCAGGTCCGTTCAGTCGATTCCACCGTGTCTGCGGTGGGGCATCACTTCTTGATCAACGGCGTTGCGCCGCTTGAGAAGATCAACGGACTTGGGGATACGGCCTTCTCCGCCAACCAAGATGTCGAAGTCATCATTGTCAACCACCACTTCCGTAGACAGTGGCAGCGGGTTGGCACTGAAGTCGGCGACTAAGGGAGTAATCAAAAATGACAATCGCAACAGGCAACTTTGCCGAACTCCTTTGGCCCGGCATCAAGGAAATCTACGGCACCTCATACCAGGAACTGCCCCCGCTTTACCCGAAGATATTCGAGATCAAGAAATCGACTCTCGCCTTCGAGAAAGAGCAGGGCGTGACTGGCTTGGGCTTGGCAGGCGTCAAGACCCAGGGGGCCGCAGCGTCCTATCAAGACCCCTTCCAGGGCTTCCAGGAAGAGTATGTGAACGTCACCTACGCTCTCGGCACCACTATCACCCGAGAGATGTACGAGGACGATCAGTACAACTACATCCGCGAAGCCCCGAAATGGCTGGCCAAATCCATGCGTTCAACCGAAGAGACCATCGCGTGGAACGTGATAAACAGAGCAACGAATGCAAGCTTCCTCGGTTCTGACGGGGTGGTTCTGGCCTCGGCGTCCCATCCCCTCGTTGGGGGCGGCACGGCGAGCAACCTCGAAACCGCCGCAGACCTGTCTCAGACTACTCTTGAGACGGCTACGCAGAACCTCCTGGACATGGTGGATGACCAGTCGATTCGGATGCGCGTCATGCCGAAAACGCTGGTCGTTCCGACGGCCCTGAACCATACGGCGAGAAAACTCCTCGAAGGAGATTTCGTCGTGGGCTCGGCGGATAACGATGTCAACACCACGAAGGGCTTGTTCAACGACCTCGTCGTGTGCCCGTATATCACGGACACCGATTCATGGGGCATCGTCACCGACGTGCCTCATGGGTTCACGTTCTACAACCGTCGGGACTCGGAAATCGTCCGGGATAATGAATTCGACACACAAAATATGAAAATTCTCACAACTAAGAGGTTTTCGCTCGGATTCACCGATTGGCGTTGTTTCAGATATAATGCTGGAGTTTGAATAACTTAGCGCTACTGCTAGGATTATTCTAGGTTTAGCATTAACTAAAAAGAGCTTGAAGTTCCCTCCAGGATAGTTACAATGTCATTATCACATGTTGTAGCTCCTGGAGGGAATTATGCTATGTAAATCAAAGGGTTGCAAGAGTCCTGCCATAAAACGAGGTTTTTGCGACACACACTATGCCAGATACCGCCGTGCCGGAAAGCTTCCGGGTAGTAGAAAGTGTACGGTTCGCGGATGTAGGTTGGCAGCGGTTTCCAGGGGTTTGTGCCCCAACCACCATATGAAACTTCGCCGAACCGGAACGCCGCTCGGCATTAGAAACTGGGGTGAAGCATTTACTCACCCTCTTTATTCAAGATGGCGGGGGATGCGATATCGGTGTTCTGAAAAAACCCATCTTTCTTATAAAAGGTACGGCGGCGCTGGGATAAGAGTTTGCGACCGCTGGTTCAACGACTTTTGGGCTTTTGTTGATGATATGGGGATGCCGCCGACCAGGAAACACACACTTGATCGAATTGATACCACAAAGGGGTATTCACCAAAAAACTGTCGGTGGGCGACCCCGACCGAACAACTGATGAATCGGCGTATCTGCCAAGTATCAAAAGCGATAATCAAGAACATCAAGAAACGCTACGACGCTGGCAAAAGCGCCCTATCGCTATCAAAAGAATTAGATGTTTCCTACAACGTTGTTAGAGACATCGTTCGCGGTAAAACATGGAATAAACTGTAATCAGAGCAAGCCGTTAAAGGTTAAGCGAGCGGTCGGTTGACCGCTCTTTCTTTTTCAACAAGGGGACGGAGCCGCAAGGCGAAGAAGAAAAATCAGCCCCTATAGGAGTAAAGCATGACTCGTTTTTCAGGACCGTTAAAGGTCAAGAGGCCGTTCGAGGAAACCACAGTCGCTTCGATTGACGTTTCCGGCTCGGCAAAGTTAACCGGCGGCATATCCATGGTCGGGAATATTGTCGTCTCCGGCAATCAAACCATCCACGGCGCAACTCGCATCGATGGGGTGGTTTCCATCAATTCATCCGTCAAGGCGGCCGGTCCCGTTCGTTCTGGGCCAAACACGAAGCGCACGGGCGCTGTCCTTCTCGTTCAACAGGCCACTGTTAACCAGGCCACTACGGTCAACACCACGGTTGCCGTCCTGCCCCTAAGCGCCGATGTCGTTGACATTCAATACTACGTCACGAATGCCTATACGACCGTGGGCGCTTCCGGCAACAAGGGCGTGCAGACGCTCAGGGTCGGGACATCCGCATCGGAATCTGCGTTCGGGACCGTGGACGTTTCAGCCAGGGGAAGATACCGTGTAGCGCAAGGCGTATTCACTTCTGCCGGCACCCCTTGGATTGCGCTTAACTCGGCCAACACCAGGATTTTGGCCGCCGTTACCGCCGTGGACGGAGCCCCGCATTCGGCCGCTTCCGGCATCCTGACCATTACCTACATTCAGAAGTAGGTGGGCCATGGTAGTCCGCTACATTGAAACCACGGTGGCGTCTGCGGCTAGAATACTGCCTTGGATTCCACTAAATCTTCACGAAGCGGAATCCCCGGTTCGGTGGATGGTCAACAAGACCGGGAACGGGTCTTACGCTGCGGAAGTCCAGATTACCCTGGATAATGTCCTGGATACCACTGTCAGCGCCCTGGCTTACAATATCCAGACCATCAACGTATCTGCGACATCAAATACGTTCAACGTTCCTGTGGCTGCGGTAAGGTTGTCCATCGTCTCGGCTTCAGGGCACAACAGCATCTCGTTCAGGATGATTCAAGCCGGCAGGTAATGGCCGAACTTCACTTCCAGGACGGCCTCTGGTGGGCGCACGACCACAAGGACATTGGGGGCTGGCTGGAGCAGAGGAATGAGCATTTATCCAAGGTCTGGCCCTACATCAAGGATTGGTCCTGTGCCGTGGACGCGGGTGCGTTCTGCGGCGCATGGACCGTCTCCCTAGCAGAGCGATTCGAGAAGGTCTATGCCTTCGAGCCCTCCGAAAGGCACTACAACTGCCTGGTCAAGAACACGGAGCATTTGAAGAACGTCGTCGCCATAAACAAGCCCCTCATGGACAAGGCATGTCCCGTTCATCTCAAGGTAGAGGTCATACCCAGGCTGAAGCCAGTAGAACGTGGGCATGTTCCGAACATGGAAGCCGTTGCCCTTGACGGGTTCAATCTCAAGCCCGGGTTCATTAAGCTGGATGTAGAGGGTGTGGAGCCGTTGGTATTGAGGGGGGCGTTCAAGACCCTGGAATCCCATCCCGTGATTTTGGTCGAGGAAAAGGGGCATTCGAAGGGCTGGAGCAATATGACGTCCGGGCAAATCCTGGACAAGTTGGGTTACAAGGAAGTCCTGAAGATGAAGCCTGACCACCTGTGGCTTGTTCCATGATTCGCAGGACATGGAAGCGCGGGGACTATCTGGTCATTGACGACGAGAGCGGGAAAACCATCCTGGCATCCGAAGCCCGTCAGTTGTGGGATGGATCGCTGAGGCACTACAAATCCTACGAGACAAGGCACCCCCAGGAGTTCGTCAAAGCCAGGAACGACCCCAAGATGCTGACGGACATAAGCCCGATAGACATCATCGAATCGCCATCGAATATCGTCCCGCTCACGATAGGGGAAACGAATGTCGTTACGCAAACGGATGGAGCAGCAGCGCATTTATTCGATGTCGGCATTCTTCCCGGAGACCCAGGGATAGGGGAAATGATACTTGGGGCCGGGGCTACGGATGGGCCGTTTTTCGTGAGATACAGGTAATGGCAATCATCACCCTGACTAGCTTAAAAGCCGCATTCGAGGATGGAGATAAGCCGGACGGGTCTGACTTCGAGGATGTTTTTGACACCCTGACATCGGATAATTTAAATGGGCTTATACTCAGTCCGTCGGCCAGGTTATATGCTATTGAGCAACGGGCGCGGTTCCCGTACACAGTTGATTGGATGGCCGTCAATGCCTCGGCTGGCCATTGTAGGGTTACACTTTTAACGGATACGTCGATTATTACAGGGTTCTCTAGTGCTTCTGTTGATGTAACCGAAGTCGCCGTTTCTGCTAGTGCAGGAAGCGGGAATGATATTGAAGTCGGTGAGACGCTGAATTTGAGGGTCTCAGATGTAAGCTCTTCTGATGCTCTTGCGTTCACCATAGGAATTACGCGGTCGTAATGGCAAGAATTTCGCTGTTCCTGGTAGAACAGTGGGCCCAGGTCGGCAATGGGCTTGGCATTCCTGGTTTTACCTCGCCCGCCCTTGCCGCACTGACTTCAACAAGAGTTGCTTTTATAGATGGCTTCTCAACTAATTTAAGAACTTATGATTTTGACGGAACCGATTGGGCTCAAATAGGCAATAGCCTGACGATCACTGGGGTAAGCGTCGCGGCCCTTGCCGCGCTGACCTCTACTAGGGTTGCTTTTATAGATTCTGGAAACGACGAGTTAAGAACCTATGATTTTGACGGCACCGATTGGGCCCAGGTGGGTAATAGTTTGGCGATTGCTGGAGTGGGTGGTCCAGCCCTTGCCGCGCTCACCTCTACAAGAGTTTGTTTTATAGATGGTGGGAATGAAGAGTTAAGAACTTACGACTTCAACGGAACTGATTGGGCCCAGGTGGGTAATAGTC